GAGCCATATTAGTTACATTACTAACATTCCAATTGCCAATATCTTGATTAAAATTAGATGCATTATAAAACATATTACTCATGTTAGTTACTTTACTTACATTCCAATTACCAATGTCTTGATTAAATTCATAAGAATACATAAACATACAAGTCATATTTGTAACATTACCAACATTCCAATTGCCAATATCTTGATTAAAATTAGATGCATTATAAAACATATTACTCATGTTAGTTACTTTACTTACATTCCAATTACCAATATCTTGATTAAAAGGTGTTCCATAAAACATAGCATCCATGTTAGTTACTTTGCTAACATTCCAACTACCAATATCCTGATTGAATGATGAATTTCTAAACATATATTTCATATTAGTTATATTACTAACATCCCAATTAGATATATCCCCATTAAAAGTAGTTGCACTAAAAAACATACCTTCCATACTAGTTACATCTTTATGTCCAGTCAGGGTATTGGGTATTTCTATATTATTTGTAACACCTTGGAACATGTATGCCATTGATTTGAATCCAACATCGCCCCAATTTTCTACACCAAGCAATAGTGATTTCATGCTACCATTAGCAATGGCAAATCTAGGTAAAGAACCACTTACTTTGATTGTATAATTACCCGCTTTTTCATATATGTGAGTTGGTGGTGTATCATCATAATAATCTTCAACTTCTGTATTATCACCCCAATCAATTGAATAGTTATAATTACCATCTTCATATGATGCTACGGGATATGTAAAACTATAACCACTACTTGGTATATTCCATGTAGTTTTAAAATATATGTCTAACGGATGGTCAACTTGTCTACAAGACCTAACATATCTTCCAATGTTATTGGTTGTTATTACTTCATCACGCCATTTAGTGTTTATTAAATATTCTTTTAAAGTATTTAAATCATTTCCACTACACACATTCCAACTATCACCACTAACAATATTATTATTAACACAATACCAATTATATAAACCACCATAAGCATCTTTATATGTAGTACCTTTGGTATTATATTCATAAAAAGTATATAATGGTGTTGTATCATTATATTGAAAATCAGAAACACTAGTACCCAAAGTAATAGGTGTTCCGTCTTGAAATTTAGTGGTTTTTAAATTTTCTGTTATCCAAAGTTGTGTTCCTATTTTAACGGCATTATAATTATTTCCATCCCCATCCGTGTATGCATTTGAAAATATAGTTCCATCTGGAACGTCTTCACCCTCATATGTTTTACATGCTCTAATTGAATATGCACAATTTTTTGTTGCAAATGATGTAGTAACACCACCACCACTACCAACCCATTTAAAAAACCAGAGATTACTATTCCAAAGTGTTTGTGCATTCGCATTATTCCAAGTACCTCTTAATCAAATATCAAATTCACTTCCTAAATATGAATAGTTCCAATACTCAGAAGATTCAAAAATTGTTATTCTTGCTAAACAACCACTTGGTCTAAAATCCAATTTAAAATTGTTTGTTCCATAATAAGTATTATTTTTGTTCCATCTTGGATGTATTTTTGTTGCAAATGCACAACCTTTTGGTATTTCTGGTAATATTTTCTTTTTAAATCTTTTTGAATTAATTACGTACATTATAAATCGTATTTAATAAAATGGTTTTATAAAAACCTTTATTTTTTTTTATAAATACGAAGTTTATAAATGTTTATTTGAAAGAAAGTAAATAAAACAGGTTTAATTATTAATATTTAAGAATATTAACTTTATTATTTTCAATTTCAAAAAGTATTGGTTTATTTTGAATTGTATAGTTATCGTTTAAAATAGATGCATTAATATATGTTATATTATTTTCAAATAAAATACCATGTCCATTATGATTATGTCCAAATGTATGTACTAATGGTTTAATTTTTTTACTTACTTGTTTATATAATGATTTAGAACCAATATTTTCGTTAATTTTTTTACTATAATCAAGAATTCCAAATGGTAATTCGTGTGTTATTAGAATATCAGTATCATCAGGAATATTTGACCAATGTTGTTTCAATTTATTTTCATGACGATTAAATGCCCAATTAAAAAACATTTTCGAAACGGGTGTACCATAAAATTTTAAATCATTAATGATAATTTCAGAATCTTCTAAATAAATAATATTATCTGGTAATAATTCTTTTACAATCATTCTATTAGATTCAAATAGCCAATCATGATTTCCTGCAATACATATTTTATATTCATATTGATATAAATTTGAATACCAATTAAAAAAATTACGAATTTCATGTTCATAACCCATTGTTGTAATATCCCCACAATGAATTATAACATCTGCATCGGGTAAATATTTAATTTGATTATGCTTAGAATGTGTATCACTAATTACACAAATTGTTGTTTTATTCATCAATTAATTCTTCAATATTTAATACTTTAATATTCACTAAATTACAAAGCAAATTATTAAGACTTAATTCAATATCATTAAAAACTTTTGAATAGAAAAGAAATTCAATTATATCTTCTGAATAATAATTTAATTCATAATTAAATTTTGGGTTTTCAATACCATATTTTGTGACATTAATATATATATTAAATTCATTACCATTAACATTAATTGTTTCTGGTAATTTATTCATTTTTTTTATAATTATTTCATCAACATTGGAATTTTTTAATAGTTCAATAAAATTTAATTTTGTATATTGTTCGGGACATATTTTCATATTTTTTATTTTTTTTTGTTTTCATAATTTTGAAAAATTAAAAAATTATCGAATCTATTATTTAATTTATCATATTTATTATTTAATTTATCAAAATTACATTCCATTTTTTCGTTTGTTTTTATTATTTCTTTCTTATTGTTTTCAATTTCAAATTTATTGTTTTCTATTTTTTTTTCAATTATATTCAATCTATTTTGATGTTTAATAGTAAGTTTACCAACAATAAATGCTGTTGTTATTAAAAAAATAGAAATTCTAATAATCCATTTTATAACAACTTTAGATTTTTTTGGTTTAATATCAACGTCCTCAAAAATATCTTCTATTATATTACCCATACCACTATTATTAATAACTATAAATAGTTTTTGAATAAATTAATAAATAAAAAACAGTTAATATTTTTTTTATTTTTTAAAGAATGGTAATTCGTTCAATGAATTAATTCTCATATGACCAACATCATATTTAATATTCCATGAACCAGTAAATAAGTATGTAAAAATACCATTATTATTTAAATCTACAAAATTATCGTATGAATCATCTATAAAAATTTCAACACCAGATGATTTTGCTATTTCAACTTTACTTATTCTAACATCAACAGTATAAACGGGTTTTGCTGGAAATTTATATTTATCTAACCATTTTTCAGTAATTTTATTATCAACAGGTCTTGATGTAATATAACAATGTGGTTCAAACAAAAGTTCATTTGGTAGTATTAATGGTTCAATATTTAAATAAAAATCATCCAATTCGTTATTTTTTTTCATTTCATTAAATCTTTCAATCATTTTTCTGTCAGAAAACCAAGAATTTGGATGTTTTGATATTTCAGGGTATTTTTTTGACCATGCACCACTAAAATCGGCAAGAACACCATCAATATCCAAACCAATTTTAGGTATTTTTAAAAATTTTTTTGGTCTATCATCACCTTGAGGAAAAATATGATAAAATGCATTTAAAAAATGTATATTACATGCAGCATGGGCAACATGTAATCTTCCAGATTCTGGGTCATAATCTTCACCCAATTCAAATGCTGCTATATGTCTTTTTAATGATGCTAAAACAGATGTCCAACTAAATCCCTTTTCCCAATTACGGTCATAATATTTTTTTGCCCCATCAGTTAATACCTCAACAAAATCTTTAAAAGCATTAGGTTCAACTAAATCATATCTTAATTTATTTTGATTATAACGAATAGCATTACCCTTATTTGTTAAAAAATCAGAATTTTCTTTCATGTTTTTTTTTGTTAGTAATAATATTAAAATATTTTAACCCCAAACATTTTTTCTAATTCTTTATGGGGTGCTTCAAATTTTTGAGTTTCTGTATCAATTGAATTATCTATTGAATATATTTCTAATTCACTTTCAGTAATCATATAATCTTCAATTGTTTGAATTTTTTCTTCATCCGTTTTCTTTTTTATTGATGAAATATATGTGAAAAAGGCTCTAAGATAACCTGGTGGTAAATCAGGATGTGATACAATTCTAAGTGAACCATATGGTTTATTATCATCATTATTACGTAAAATCCACCGTGCATCAATACGTAATTCAGAAACATATCCAGTTATTCTATCCCAATACGTATTATTTAAATCAATATTATTCATGTTTAAAATTTAATAAATTAGAATAATTAATTAAATTGTTTGTTGATGTTTTAATTAAATTAATTAACATCATATATATGTTATATGAATTATCGTTGTAATTTTCAGATATATCATCAAAAATTTTATCGATTTCATTTATTAGTCCTTTAACATTTTTTATTTCTTGTTTTACAATTTCATTATATTTTAACGCATCTATTTTTTTTAATATTGAAATTTTAAATCCTGCGTTTATTGTATTTTCAATTCTTTTTTTCAATATTGTCTGATTAAAATCAGATGATGATATAAATAAAATAATTTCATTTATATTAGTAAAAGGTTTATTGACATTTAATTCATTTTTTGTCAAAAAATCATCAAAATTGCCAATAATATCCAAACCATAATCTAAAGTATTATAAAGTCCAATTATAAAATATTTAATATCAAAATTATCTCTTATTTCATTATATTTAAGATAATTTAAAATTTGATTTAAATCAGTCCAAAAATGTTCGTTGGATGGAACATTATAATAATTATAATTTATTATTTTATTTTCTGTTTCTTTTTCTAGATTTACGTGCTTGAACATTTTTTCTTTTTCTTTCTTTTTTAAATTTTGTCCCATAATTATTAATGGTTTTGTTACCAATATGCTTAATTTTGATAAATCTATTTCTATCTTTTTTTAGTTTTTCAATGATTATTTTACGTTTTTCTTCATCAGATAAATTATTAAATTCTTCGTTGTTTAATTCGTTTAAATTCTCTAACATTTTCATTTAGTATTATTGTTTCTTATTTTTTTTTGTAAAAATATATAAATAATATTAAAAATACAAAAAAATAATTAATTATTCATCATCTAAACCAAATATTTTTTTTCTTATTATTCCATAATTACTGAAAGACAAACACATTACCTTAAATTCTTTATTTTCTTTTGCTACTTGATATATGTATTTTTCACCAGATTTTATTATTTTTTGAAGTTTAGTTATATCAATATCCAATTCAATTCTTTCTTCTTCACTTGTATTGTTAATAATAAAAAAATACCCATCACAATATCTATCAAATTTAGATATTGGATAGGTACGTTTAAGTAATTCAAATCCCATATTTATTTTTTAATTCATGTGGTATTCAAATCCATATTTTTTAAAGAAGACACCTTTAAATTTGTGTAGTTTTTTATCCAAAACCCAATAAACCATTTCATCTAAAAAATTACCAAGTTCTTTTTCATCCTTTCCCATTGATAAAACAAAACCATCGTGTTTTTTATATTTTACGAAAATTTTACCATAATTTATTAAATTGTCATTAGAATCTCTTTCTTTTTTTAATGTACCAAGAAAATGACGATTCCAATCATTACCTGTTTTTGCGCTAAAAATTTCAGTTATTTGAACTTTAGTGTTTTTCTTTTTCATTGTATTAGTTTTTTATAAATAATACGAACAATTTTAATTTTTGTTACAAAATTATTTTATTTTTTTTGCAATAATTGTTATTATATACGGAGAATTTATTTTTTTTTCTTTTGTTTCATTATAATAAATAATTTCCCAATTATTACTACCCAATTCATTCATAAAATCAATCAAATCAGAAATTTTAATTATTTCTTTTGTAAATCTATTATATTCCCACATATTATTTAATAATTAACCAATATTAATATAAATAGTATGTGAAGTATTATATTAATTTTAACGATTGATATAATTTTTCATTGAAAATTTTTGGTGGTCTTTTGGGTCTTTTCGTTTTACGTCCTAATTTTTTACCTTCTTCATATTTTTTCAAACGTTCATTATATTTTTCTTGTGCTGTAAATATCATTGCCAAATTAAAACAAGCAGCCAATGGTACATCATATCTATATCTTTTTCCTTTGGGTCTAAATTCTAACATATCACCTGCTTTTAATGTAACTATAATTTTATTCCCTTTAATATCTGTCACACTAAAAGTTTCTCTTACCACATCTTTTTTTAAAAGTAATGCCATTTTTATTTCTTTTTATTTTAGTTGGTTTATGTAAATATTTTAAACATTCTTCAAAACTAGAAATAAAAAATGCTTCTTCGTTTTCATTTAATTTATTGTCGTTTAATTCTAATAACATTAAAGCAATAAGACCACCTTCTTCAACAGAAGGTAATTTTATTAAAATGTTTATTATTTAAATTAGATTGTTATATTATCAATATATGATTTAATTGAATTATTATTAATTTTAGAAACTTTATCTTTAAGTATTGTAAACATTTCATCAAGTGTTAAATCACAATATTCATCAATCCAATCAGCAACATAATATAATTTTCTACTTTTATTTAAAACTCCAAAAAGAATTGGGTCTTTTATTATTTCAATTTCTTTTTTAGTTAAAATATCCCCATTATTTTCAGGGTCATAATGAAGAATTACATAATTATCAAAAATTTCTTTATCGTCTAAATCTTTTTTTATTTTTATAATATCATCAGGAATAATTCTACCAAAATTTTTTATCCATGTTAACTTTAAGTTTTTATCTTCGCCAACTTTTTTATATAATGATATTGTTTGTTTTTCAGTAACATATTTTTTTAAACCAATAGAAACTAATTTGGATTCTTCTTTGATAATATCTAAATTAGATTCAAGTTTTTCAATTAATGCTATTTGACCACTAATTTTTGCTTTTTTTATAACATCCTCATAATATGTTGAAATATCGAGAATTGATACTAATTCTTTATACGATTTTGAAAATTCTTTAAAAAAATCAAATACATTTATTATTTTTTTTGGTTGTGTTTTATTTTTTTTATCTAATTTTTTTATAATCCAATGTAATATTTTTTCTTTAAATGTTTTTTTAAGTTGATATATGTTATTATTATTTATAGTGATATCATCACCAATATCTGGAAAGCCAATACTAATACCAACATTAGAATCATTAAGAGTAATAAAATTATTTGATAATCCCTTTTTATATTTTGGTAATGATTGGTCAAAAACAAAATTATTAAAAATTTTTAATTCGTTTCCATTTTCTGTAATCATAATATATTATTTTTTGTTGTTATTTTTTTTTACAAATATAATAACAATTAAGAAATAAAAAAAATATAATATAAAAAAGTTATTTAAATAAGATTGTTTTTTGTATATGAATAACATAATTAGAGCAGATAGACAGATTCGAACTGTCATCTTCGGCATGGCAAGCCGACATAATAAGCCTTTATACGATACCTGCAAATTGAACACCTGAAGGGAATCGAACCCCCATTGACCTAATCCGTAGTTAGGTGCATTATCCATTATGCTACAGGTGTTTCTATTTAATATGAAATTTTGAGCCAGATAAGAGATTCGAACTCTTAACTTCCATATTACAAGTATGGCACTCTACCAATTGAGTTAATCTGGCATTATTAATTAGCGCACAGAATAGGATTCGAACCTATATCACCTTGATTAACAGTCAAGTGCTTAAACCATTCAGCCATCTGTGCATTTAGTTGACCCGAAGGGACTTGAACCCTTAGTCTTTTCATTATGAGTGAACTGCGTTAACCAATTTACGCTACGGGTCATTAATTTGAGCAGGTGAGTGGATTCGAACCACCAAAGTTCTGCTTGGAAGGCAGATGCACTAACCATTATGCTACACCTGCAATTATTTGAATTATTTTTAATATGATTATTATTAACATTTCTTACAAAAAAATTACTTTATTTTAGAACAGGTGGGTGGATTCGAACCACCAATAATCTGTTTAGAAGACAGATGCATTATCCATTATGCTACACCTGCAATTGTGGAACGAACAGGAATTGAACCTGTATTTCTTGGTCTTCAGCCAAGCACACTACCATTGTGTTATCGTTCCAAAATAATCTCTGCTATGAGCCTCATACTCATTCATTTTGTGTTATTTCAAACACTATAATATCTCCGAAAATAATGTTATTTAATAAGTTATTAAACATATGAAATACATTAAAATACACTGAATATTAAAATGTAGCATCTTATGCAAAGCAGAGATTCACACACTCAACATCAATAAATTGCTGCAACAATTTAATTGTTTATAGTAGTATTGTGTGAGAAATATCTTAAATTGCAGTTTAAGATATTTGCGGTGAAAGAGAGATTCGAACTCTCGGTACATTGAATATGTACGGCAACTTAGCAGGTTGCTGGTTTCAACCACTCACCCATTTCACCTAGTATTTAGAGGAAGATAAAGGAATCGAACCCTCATCGTTTAACCGATGGCACGGATTTCAAGTCCGCTTGCCCACCATTGGACGCTATCTTCCAAAATGTCGGCAGAATGGGATTTGAACCCATATTTTCAACCAATTACCTTAGTCATGTGTATCAGACATGCTGGTTATCTGCCGAATTTGAGTCAGGAGTGGGATTCGAACCCACGTGTGCATTGCAAATGGTTTTGCAGACCATCCCTTTCAACCACTTAGGTATCCTGACAAATAAAGACCCAAAATTTCAAAGAACAAAAAAACCCGAATTTTTTATGATTCGGGTTTATTGTCATTTCTTTATATTAAAATAAATCAAACCATAAACCCGACAATATTTCTTCCACTACCACAAAAAATTGATATTGTGATATTATTTCGATTATTAGTCGAAAAGGAAGTTAAATTATTTTTTAATATCGTTTTCATAGTTATTTTTATTTTAAATTATAATTACTATTTTTTCTAAATACGATGCAAAGATATAAAATGTTACAAAATTATCAAATATTTATAATAATATTATAAATATTAAACACCACCCCATTTTTTTTCTAAACTATGATTTTGTTGGGTCATCATTATCATTATCACCAATATAAATTAACGCTTGATTTGAACCTAATGTCATTGGAACATCATTATCATATGTTTGTAAGTATGGTTTATCCAAAAACACAATTTTTTTATTGACAATATCTTCACCACTATATGTAATAATCAAATATTTATATTTTTTAGATTTCTTTAAATTTTCATTAAATGACATTCCAGCCACCTTATGCATCATTTCAAATAATTTTTCTTTATCGTATCTTTTCATATTTTTATTAAATATATAAATATTTTATTTGTTATAAATACTAACTTATCCACATTTTGAATTACCACAACTTTTACAAACTAAACAACCCTCAACATAATGTAAACCATCACAACTACCACAATTAGGACAACAACCTTTACCTTTTTCACCATCTTTTATATATTTTTTTATAACACGACCAACACCATTCTTCCACGTATTAATATGGTTTTCTTTAAAATTTAGTGAATCTATTAATTCATAAACATATACAATTGGCATACCGTGTCTTAAAACGCCCGAAATAAATTTAGCATAGTTCCAAAATTCAGGATTAAAAGCATGATTTAGTCCTGTGTGTACTAATTTATTACCATCATTATCAAAATATTCAATATCATATCTTTTTTTCTTTACTAATTTACCATCTTCTTCAATTTCAAAAATATTTTTTACAACTTCACATTCTTTAATATTATTTGGTAAATAACTTAAACCATTTTGTAACTTACCAGTAAAAATTTCATAAGGTCTATCGTTTTTTAATCCAACAACAGCAATCCATTTTTCGAGATTATTTTGAAATCTATGAATTTCACCCTTTAATCTTTTTGGTCTTTTTGGTGCATGATTTTCTTTAAACGTATTTTTATTATCAATATTAACTAAAACACCACTACGACTTCCATCACGATATACAGTAATTCCCTTACAACCAGATTTCCAACCTGTTTCATATACTTTTGAAACAATATCTTCTGATATATGTTCTGGTAAATTAACTGTTACAGAAATACTATGGTCAACATGTTTTTGTATTGCACCTTGCATTTTAACCTTTTCTAACCAATCAACATCATTAGAAGTTGCTTTATAATATGGTGATTTTTTTATTATTTCATTAATTTCAGTTATTGTCATTGATTTAATTAATTCAACATCATATCCATTTGTTTTCAACCATAATTCAAAATTATGGTGAAATACTGGGTATTCAACCCATGCAACACCTTCATCATCCACAAAATCGATTTTGGAGTTTTTTTCTTGTGGATTAATTTTTCTTCTACGCATATATACAGTGTTAAATACTGGTTCAATTCCCGATGTTGTTTGTGTCATAATTGACACTGAACCAGTAGGTGCTATTGTTAATAAGGCAATATTTCTTCTACCATATTTTAGCATATCAGAATATAAAACAGAATCTTCTTCCATAATTCTTTTAAGAAAAGGATTATCTTTTTCTTTTTCATGGTTATAAATTGGAAATGCACCTCTTTCTTTTGCTAAAATTATTGATGATTTATATGCATTTAGTTTAATAAATTTATGAATTTTTTCGCTAAAATTTGTTGCTTCGTTAGTTCCATAAATTAAATTAAGTGCTGCTAACATATCACCTTCTGCTGTAACACCCAAACCCGTTCTACGACCCAATATAGTTTTTTTCTTAATATTTTCCCATAAATTAGTTTCATATATTTTAATAAAATCATCTTCTGGGTCTGATTTTATTTTTTCTAAAATCTTATCAATTTTTTCAATTTCTAAATCAATAATATCATCCATGTAACGTTGTGCTTTAATTATATCACTTTCAAACAAATCCCAATTAAAATAGGAATTTTTAGTAAATGGATTAACAACATATCCAAATAAATTTAGTGATAATAATCTACAACTATCATTTGCACACAAAGGTATCTCACCACAATTTGCAGTTACAATACCATTAAAGCATCCACGTCCCCTTTTACTTTCATTAAAACAATATACCTTTTCTTCATTTTCAATATTTTCAATTGAAGTTATTGAAATAAAATCGTTAGGATTTTCATTGTTATTTAAATTATTAAAAATTTTATTAAATTTTGTTTTTAATCCTATGTTACACAATAAAACCATATTTTTTTGATTAATTGTTAAAACATATTTATCTTCTAATTTATTTAACATTCCATTAGCACCCAACGTATTTAACAAATATTTTATATCTAATAAAAAATTTTTTTCTTTAGATTTAATTTTAATTGAATTGTTAGTATCATCAAAGAAACCAGTATTTTCTATTAAACTATTTAATTTATATAATCTTAATTGTTTGGTTTCTATTTTATTGTTTCTTGTTTTTAAGTTATTAATTATAGGAAAATCATATATTTCTAATTTATCTCCAATTTTTAAATTTTTTGCTTCTTTTTTTACAACTAAATTTTTTTCATCATAAACATAAAATCCATGATATGGTGTACATTTTAATTCCGAACCATCAGAAAATTCTATTTTTAACATTTTATGATTTAAACCAGTAATCATTGGTATTACTTCTGAAAATTCTTCACCATTCCAAACATTAACATTTTTATTGATAAGTTCTGAAATTTCAAAATATCCTTTATCAGTAAGTATTAGTGTATCATCACTAACACATGGATTTGTACTAATTGTTTTAAAACCATCTGAAACATAACAATCTGGAATACTTTCATCGATAATTTTATCCCAAAATAAAATACCTGGTTCTGCTGATTTCCAAGCATTATGTATTATTTTATTCCAAAGTTTTTGTGGATTAATTTTTTTTATATAACCTTCTGATATTTTATATATTTTATCATATTCAATATTTTCAATATCAAGTTCTGTTATATTTTTTGTTTTAATAGATATTGGAAAAGATTGTATGTAATATGAATTGTTTATCATTGATTCCATAAAATCATCATCAATTTTTACGGAAATGTTAGAACCTGTAACTTTGTTTAAATTTAATTTAGCATCAATAAAATCTTCAGAATCTGGATGTTTAATTGAAATACTTTCCATTAAAGCACCCCTTCTTCCATCTTGTGCAACTTCTTTTGTTGTGTTAGAAAATCTTTCCATAAAGGGTACAACACCCGTACTTGTTATTGCACTATTTTTTACAGGACTACCAACTGGTCTTATAAAAGACAAATCTAATCCAACACCACCCCTTCTTTTTTGTAATTGAACTATTTCTTGGTCTAATTTTAAAATTCCACCATAACTATCTGAATCTTTTTCGTTTCCAATAACAAAACAGTTAGATAATGATAATATTTGAAAATCATTACCGATTCCAGACATAGGTGAACCTTGTGGTACTATTCTTTTAAAATTTTTTAAACTATCATAAATATCATTTTCGTTAATAGGGTTGGGATATTTTTTTTCTATTCTTGATAATTCTTTTGCGATTCTTTTATGCATATCATCAGGTGTAAGTTCAAAAAAATCATCATTGTCTTTTAAACAATATTTTTTCATCCAAACATCAGTTGCAAGTTCATCACCATTAAAATATTCCAAAGTTGCTTTTTTAATTTCATCTTTAGTAAATTTTTTTTCAAATTTTTCGTTCATAATTTTTAAAATTTTACGTTTTTTTTCTTTATTAATTTTTCTATTCTATCAATAAATAGAAGACTTTAGAAATGTATCCCAACAAAATAAAAATAAAAATTTATTTCTTGATTTTTAAATTTTTAGAAAAAAAAAGGGCAAATAAATGCCCACTTTTCTTTCTTTAAAAAAAATTATTCATCATTTTCATCCGATTCTTCAAAATCATTAGTTATCAAATTTTTCGAATCTGCTTGAAATGATGTTGATGTACTACTCATACTTCTATATAACGAAGTAGTCTGACCCAATAAATCCATGACATTTTTAACACCATCAATGTCGGCTGTATATGTAAATGTGTTTCCACCACTAATACCAAATGAACGTCCTACACTAAATGCATCTTGATTTGCTGCTAAATAAATAAAATTCCAATTATCATTTTCACAATCTTTAATCATTTTTTTTATATCATCCAATCTAAATTCCCGACTAGCATTTTCCATTCCATCAGTAACAATACAAACCAAAACTTTATCTGGTGCTTCATCTTTTAATTTATTAAGTTTTATTTTTTCACTATTAATAGTTTTACCAATTGCATCATATAATGCTGTAGTACCACGTGGTGTCCAAATTTTATCAGTAAGTAAATCAACATTTTTAATATTAACATTACTATATAAAACTTCATATTCATCATCAAATAATACAATTGTTATTGTTGCATCATCAGGTAATTCTTTTTGTTGTTTTAAAAAAGTATTAAATCCACCAATACTATCTGAAATAATATTCGCCATTGAACCACTTCTATCTAAAATAGAAATAATATGAGTTTTTTCGTTGGTTTCAATTATTTCTTTAATAATTGTTTTTTTGATTGTTTTTTTCTTTTTTGCCATAATTAACTTTATTATTAATAGTTGTTATTTTTAGACAAAAATAATAATAATAAATAAAAAATCAAAAAAATAAAATAAAAATTTGTGGATGCCGAGGGATTTGAACCCCCCTACCACTACACCAATACGACAATTTTTTCAAGTGGGGCAGATTTACAGTCTGCTGCCGTTAGACATCCAAGTGTGTCCGATGGGATTTGAACCCATAACTCCCACATTAAAAGTGTGGTACTCTACCAATTGAGTTACGAACACAAAAAAACCCGATTCATTTATTGGGAATCGGGTTTTAATATTTTTTAAAATATTTAACAAATATCAACATAGAATTCCCATTACCATAAGAATCTTCTTATAGAATTTAATGCTGTGGTAATATTTGTTATTTCTAATCATAATTTTACAAATGTAGTTATAAATACGAATAAAACAAAAATTTGTTACAAAAATATTAAAATTTTTCATACAATTTTTTTGTTTCAATATCAGTATATTTTTTTATTATATCATTCAATTCATTAGAAAAATTAAGAATCATTTTTCTTTTTTCAATTAAATTCATGTTTTTATTTTCTTGGAATTCCCACATTTTATCAAGAATACCAGAACTAAATATTTTAATAATTGCCCTAAAACCTTCCATTGAATATTCTGGTTTTCCACCATTTTTGGATTCAAAATCCCAAATTTGATTCTCAATTTCAATTAATTGTGAATTTAATAATTTACCAATCATTTTTTATTTAATTATTAATGTTTATATTATAAAAATATTTTTTTATAATATCTTTTATTTTTTCACCCATAGATATAGATAAGACCATATTTTTTGTATCTTCAATGGAAAGATTTTCATTTTCTTGTAATTCTTGTATTTTATCAATAAGTGCAATTGTAAATAAAGATATTATGGAAATTACACAATCATCATTAAAATACAATTTAAATTTATTATTATTTTTTAAATTATTGATTTCATTTTCAATTTGAATTAAATTTTGATTTAACGTTTTATTTATTAAATTTTCCATGATGTTATAATTTAATATTTGTATATATTTTTATAGTTTTATTAAATTCTGCTTCAATGTTTTCAACAAAATTGTTTTCCATATCTATTAATAATTCATAAATCTTTTCAAATTTTTTATTTATTATACCATCCATTTTATTTATTTTTCATTAGTATTATCGTTAATATTTTCAATGTTAACATATTTTTTCATAATCTTATTTATTTCACCACCAACTGATGATGCCATATTTATAGTATCTTCCATTGAAAGTTTTTCTTCTTTTTGTAGTTTTTGTAATTTATCTACAATTGCCATTGTAAATAATGACGTTATTGCATAAATAGAATTTTCATTAAACTCTAATTCAAATCCATTATTTTTTTCAAAATTATTAATTTCATTTTCAATTTGAATTAAAAATTGATTTATAATATCATTTGTCAGTTCTTCCATTTTATTATAATTCAATATTAGTATATATTTTTACAATTTTATTAATTTCAGTTTTAATATTTTCAAGAAATTCGTCTTTGTTTTTAATTATTAATTTATTGTTTTTTAGTGCATTATTTATAATCATTGATTTAAATATGTTTACAATTGCTTTAAATCCATCATCATTAAATGTTGGTTTATGAATTAAACTATAAATTAAAAAATTTATTGTTTTTTCGGTATCAATTAATAAACCATTAATATCTTCATTCGTTAATTTTCTATTTTCTATATCAAACATATTTCTCTTTTTTTAAAACGTGTTCAATGTTTAAAATATAACTACAATAAATTCAAATCATTAATATTATCATTATTATTAAACGGTTTTGAATATTTTGGTTTAATCATATCCCAAATAATATAATTATATTCTTTTTTATCATACAATTTAAATAATATTGAAGAATAGTTTGTTTTTAAAGATTCTAAAGCAAATGATTTACGTTCTTTAATATTATTAATATGAAATATTTTTATAAATTCTTTTAATGCGTTTCTTTCGATTTCATTATATTCAGAAATTATTTCTTTTTTTGTTTTTACAATCCAATTATAAAATTCGTCTGGTATTTTATCAAAGATTTTATTAAAATCATAATTATTTTTTAAATGTTCCCATATTATTATATTGGAAACATTAGTTAAAATACCATGTAATCTAACGTATTCTTCAAATTTTATTTTTACTCTAAATCCATTAAAAAATCTAACAACAAACCCTTCTTTATTTTTTTCATTTAATTGTTTTAATTCATATATATTATTAATTTTAATATTTATTTTATTTACAATAGTAAATATTTTAGAATATTTATCAACTAAGTCATCATAAAACAATTCAAAATTTGTATTGGTTTCAATTCTTGACAACAATATTAAATCATACATATCACCATAATCAACAACAATACGATTTTTTTTATATATGATTTCAAACAAATAAGTACATTTTTTATTAAGTTTTTTAAATAAATTTAAATCTTTATATAACATTTTTTTTGCTTCAATTGACTGTTCAGAAATAAAAGAACCTCTTGATGCAACAATCCATTTCATTTGTGATTTATAATAAAATAATATGATTAAAGAACCATCTAATTTTTCAAAAATATCAAAATCTTGTGTTAAATCAAATTCTGATTCATCATGTTCTTCAATATTTTTAAATTTTTGAAATGGTCTTGCCAATATATTACCATCAATATCAATAATTAGTCCTCTACACGATAATGTATATAAATCCCACAAACCTTTTGCTTGAGTTTTTGGTGAATAATTTAATACCCAAATGTCATATTCAGGATGCTTGTTTTTTGTAATTAAACCATCATTAATATAATTATTTAAAACATTCCAATCTATTTTTTTTAAATAATCCATTTCCTTTTTTATTTTTTTAATACGAAAATATTAAAACTTTGTTACAAAAAAATCAATTTTTTTTAAAAACAAATATTGGTTCATATTTATATTTACTATTTTTATTACGTAAATTAACATTAGATAATGTTAATTTTATTGTTTCAATATGTTTAAAACCAATAAAATTTGCAATTTGTATTGTATTCAATTCAAGATTTAAATTATTTTTGGGATTATCTGAAATATTGATGATTAAAAAACCATTTTTTTTCAATCCATGATAACAATTTATTATTGTTTTTTTTAAAAAATTTTCAATCCAATCATCTAATAATGGGTATTTTAAATAACTTTGAGTATGTTCGTTTGAATATTTTTCTAAATTAAAATATGGTGGTGATGTAAAACATAAATCTAAACTATTTTTATGTGGAATATATTCTTCACTACCACATAAATTTAATTCATATTTCATATTACCACTAAAATCTTTTGCTAATTCAAATAATCCATCATATGTTTTTTTTGATGGTTCTGTTCCAATGTATTTACTAACATTATTACTAATTATTGCACCAAGTAAACGACCACCCCACCCACTTGACATATCCCAAACAGTACCACCATTTCCATATTTTTTATATATACATGCAGCAGCAGTTGGTCTAAAATTAGACACACCTTGAACACCAGTATGAATTTTTAACATTTTTCTGATTCCAGAATCTGAAATATAAGTACCAATTTTTAATCTTTTACGAATAACATCTTTAAAAATTTTATCATCAAAAAATGCTTCATATGGTGTTATCTTATTATTACATTTTACATTAAAAGAATGTGGAAAATATGACCATGCCAGTCCCAAACCATGCATTGATTGTCCAATAATGTCTTCATACCATAAATTTTCATAATTAAAATTTATTAACTTTGAAAATTCCGATTTTCTATATTCATCAGTTGTTGAATAATATGGAAAACCATTTTTTCTATAATATATAAAAATTTCATTAACAAAATTTTCAATTTCATTATCATTCATGTTTTTCCAATATTTTTTATTAACAAAAATATTAGTATTTTTATTTAATTCCATATATAATTCCGTATTTTAAAATTGCGTTGGGAAATATTGTTTTTGTTATATTTAAATAATCATTCATTGTTAAATAATGTTGAAAGACATCTGGTTTTGTTTCGGTTGAATATCCTTTAGGGTTTTTATATGTTGAACGAATAAAAATCATTCCATTATTTTTTAAAACATCAAAACCTAATTTTATTATACTTATTTGAATATCATATTCTTTAATTACATTTAAAACATTAAATATAGTAACAGTATCAACACCAAATTTTGTTGCATAATTTAATGAATTTTCATTAAAATCTTTTGTTCTATTAAATGGGTCATAAATTAAATTTGTTACTCTTTTTTCTTTTAATTTATTTGTAAATAAGTCATATTTACCACCACCAATGTCTAAATTGATTGAATTTGGTTTCCAACCAAAATATTTATCAACTATTTTAAAACCAAATGGTATTTGTTTAATAGAAGAATTTTTTGATGTATATTCTTGCATTTTTTATAAAAATTTAAATAACAAAGATATTTTATTTTCAATAAAAATCAAACTATTTATTATAAAAATATGAATTTATGAAATTTAAAAAATTAATCAATTGTGAAATTTTAAATTTTTTAAACGAAGGTTTAGAAATATCAGATGATAGATTTAATTTTACCCAAAAAATACCAAAATGTTCATTTTATAATTATAGTAGTTTTACTTCCGATTTTGATGTTTATATTAATGAATATGACATAAATATAAATTGGGGTATTAATTTTTGGATTAATAGAATGGGTATTGAAAATATTGGAATAGATATAAAAAACATTAATGGTTATTATTTGCTTGAATATTACAACAGACAAACAGATGAATTAGAACAAGAAAACAAAAAAAATATTAGTGATATTGATTGGAAATTTCATATTAATGAAGATAATAATTTTAAAATTAATGATTCGATTTATATCCAAGAATTAGAATTTGATTTTAAAACCAATGTTTGTTATATTATTTTTTAAAAATATTTTTTATTGAATTTTATTTCATAATAAAAATCACCAAATTTTGTTCTATTAAAAATAAATTTTGTTTTTTTATTCATCCATTGTTTACGATTTTTAGAAACCAATTTCCAATTTGGATATTTTATGTTAGATAAATCTAATATATTTTTTATTATTCCACCATACCACTTATTTTTATTATTTTCACCCTGATTATATTTACAATAACGACATTTAATTTTACCACTATCTGCTAAAAATTTTTTGTATTTTCTATTAAATTCACTACGATTTGTGGTTGTTTTTATATTATTCTTTTGATTCATCATTACATCTGTTTAAAATATATGCTTTATTATACTTATCTTTTATTTCCATAGTTAAATATTCCTTAGAATTAAAGTCAATAATTTTGTTTTCATCAATACTAAATATTTTTATAACCAACGTTGGATTGGTTTTATCTGATGATAAAAACATTATTACATCACCATATTTTAAATCTAATAATTCCACAAACATAAAAATTTTATAATAAATAATAAAAAAAAACGCTAAACATTTTGGTTTGCGTTTTTTTTATTTCCTTCTTTCGAATGAAAGATGAACCCAAGTAGCGAAGGTGGGATTCGAACCCACACGGTCTATTACTGACCATTGGATTTTAAGTCCAACACGGCTACCAATTACGTCACTTCGCCATATCTATAAAGATAACAATAATTTTAAATTCTTTTTTAAATATATTTTTATTAAAACACCTTGACCATAAATATATTGAAAATAATATCCTTTAAATTCAAAAATTTCATTTACAAAATTTGATTTAATTTCATTAACAATCACTTTTTCACCTTTTCTTTCAACATATTCTAAAATAAATGATAGTTTGTTATTAGGATATGGTTTACAATTTTTCAAATAACAATTATTAATCCAATTATCATTGTGTTCTTCAATAATTCGAAGCATTAAATCATCAAAACTATTATTTTCAAGATATTTTTCAAATTTAAAAAAACGATTTTCTAAAATTCCATCGTTTTTTCTCATTTCTTTTATAAATTCTTGAATTTTATTGTTTTCAAAATCTATTTTATAGTTTTCAAAATCTGACATCTTTTTTTATTTTTTAAATATTTAGTGGAGCATTTGGGAATCGAACCCAAGTCTTATAAAAGAATTTTGTGCTTTCTACAAGTTTATTTGGTTTTTTTTACCAACAAATAGACTATTTTTTACATTCTAATTTTACAATCTTACATTTCTTAAGAATAGACAAACTTTGAATGAGTTGATTGATTTTATTGATTTACTGCTTCCTAACCAGCAATTGCGAGTTCAATATTCTCTACAATTGTGTTTCTTCCCATTGTAATGGAAGTTGGAAATGACATTAAGTCTTCTGCATTTATTGTTTTGAACCTTATTTTAGTGAGAATTCAATCACTACTTGCTTACACATTACTCAAATTTATAATCAAAACCTGTATGCCCCATATACTATTAATTCAAAGAACCTTTCAAATATATATCTTTTTACGTAAATAACCAAAAAATGTTACAAATTTTTTATTTTTTTTTGCACGCCTTACTCGATTCGAACAAGTACCAAATCTTTTGGAGAGATTTATGCTACCATTACACCAAAGACGTATTTTGTTTAAAATAAATTACAATAAAAAACAAAGACTATTGATAAAAATGCTAAAATTTCTTGCCACCAAATTTTATTATTCATTTTTTTCATATAGGATAAAATCTCAAATATTATTGCAATAGTAATGAAAATAATATTAACATAAAACATTTTAAAATCTAACGCAATTGATAATTGACTAAAGAACACACCACCATAAGCACCAATCATATGAACAATTTTTGTTAAATTTTCTTTAAATGCTGCTGCTGCACCAACGAAACAAATACCCGTACCCGCTAAAAACATTAAAAAATTATCAGTTAATGTAACACCTATTACTATTGCAGGAAATGCAAATCCCCAACAAAAAAAGACAAATAATGGTTGTAATTTTTTTGATAATTTGTAGTAACTATCAGAAATGCTACGTTGTATACCATATTTAATCCAAACAAATGAAATATATGATATAAAAACAAATAACATAAAACCCCAAAAATATTTTAAATATTCCATTTCTTTTTTTATAATAAATAGTAATAATTTTTGTGGAGATGATGGGAAACGAACCCACCACAGAAACATTGCAAGTGTTTCTCGCCAGCCTTGGTACATGCACCCCCATTTATTCAGTCCTCTTGGTCGGATTCGAACCGACATGCTACTATTACTTCGCAGTAGTTCCTAAGACTACCGTGTATTCCAGTTTCACCACAAGAGGTTTTTTTTATTGTAGGAAATAATGGAATCGAACCATTTCTTTTTGGATGTAAGCCAAATGCGCTACCATTACACCAATTTCCTATGTTTGTATTCCCAATGGGATTTGAACCCATATCTTCACCTTGAAGGGGTGATATCCTAACCCTTAGAAGATGGGAACATATTTGCGGTCTTTGTGGGATTCGAACCCCGCCACCACATCGACAGTGTGGTATGCTAACCATTACACTACAAAGACCCAATAAAAAATTTACAAACATTCAAAGAACAAAAAACCCCAACTTCATTGTCGGGGTTTTTTCATTTTTATATATTAAATTTTTAATATAACCCGACATCAATTAACAAATCATCTTCGTTAACCGCCCATAATAGAACACTTTCTAAATTTAATGATAGTATGTCGAGTAAATTTTTCATGATAATTATTTGTTATATTTTCAATAAATACGATACAAAGATATAAAATGTTACATAAACTACAAAAAAAAAACTAAAATATTTTTTCTAATTTATTTTGACGTTTATATTCATCATAAGAAACATATTCATTATTATTGAATTTTTCTTTTTCATAATGCCAAAATTGTACAACTTTATTAATTAATTTCTTTTTTATTTTATTATTTAATGGTCTAAATCCATAATAGTTTGAAATGAATTTTTTTACAACAATTTCTAATGGTTTTAATTTTACTAATATATCTCTCAATTCATCATCTATTATAAGGTCAACAAATTCAATATCATTTATTGCTTGAATGAATCTAGCCCAAACTTCATGTTGAAGGTTTAAATATCTACTGAATAAAATAGAATCTTTTGTTATTATATTTTTTACATTATCTTTTATTTTATCAATATCATCGTGATATTTAATTGTTTTTTTTGTTTGAAATATTTTAGTATCACTTCTAAAATCATCAAATGCATGTTGTAATTCATGTAATAATGTTTTATATATAAGATGAAATAGATGAAAATATAAATCTTTATGATTAATTTCTTTTGTAGTATTATTCAATTCATTAAATATTTCTTGAATATCATTTTCATTAACATAAATTTCAATCTTTTTCAATGCATTTTTATTTGACGGAACTATTCTAAAATAAGCACCTTTATCTTTTTTTGATTTATCGGTTGGTTTTATTTGTATGAATAATTCAAATTTTGTAATAAAATTATATAATTCAACATAGTTTGAAGGATTAATTTCACTTAATAAAATTCCTTCTATTTTAAATGGTTTTTTTATATTTTTAAAATTATCAATATTATTTTTTGCTATTTTTAAAACAATATCATTTGATAATTTTTTTAATTCATTTATTGAATTATATGTTTCATTAACAAAAAAATCAATAATTTCTTCTGTAATTATATTAAAACAATTCATTATAGCAATTAAAAATTTTAATATAAATAGTTTATTAATTTTCTAATGATTTAATATAACTATCAAATAAAGATTTAATATTTTTACTTCCAACTAGATTCATTGAATGGATTAATATTTTTTTTGGTAATTGTAAATTATTATCAATAATATAATCAATAAACCATTTAGCACAATCATAACCAGTTTTTTCTGAAAATAAATCTGTTTGATAATCATAATGAATATCTGCTAAATCATGGTCAAATGAAATAATTTCAGGAATTCCATTTTTTTCAATACATTTTACAAATTCATTATAATTTCTAACTACAACCCATTCCAATTTCAAATAGATATTATTTTTTAAATAATATGCAGAATCACTTGGATTTCTAAAATCATCTAAATATAAATTATACTTCATAATAAAAAAATTAGTCTAGGTGGAGAGATTCGAACTCCCGAAAACATGCTTCCAATGCATGTCCGTATAGCCATCTGCGGAACACCTAGTTAAAAATTATAATCCAAATATAATGGATTCGAACCACCTTACTAGATTTCTCATAATTTTAATTGAACTTGGAATTTAACCAACTTACTACTTTTCACCCGAATTCATTTAGATTATAATTTTGTTGCTCTATAAGGAATCGAACCTAAATCTTCAGAGTCAAATTCTGACGTGTTACCATTACACCATAGAGCAATTTTGGTGTTAGAGGGGAATCGAACCCCCATCACTCAGAGCCACAATCTGAACGGACAGCCAATAGTCCACTAACACAGTAGGGTAGGTGAGATTCGAACTCACGAGTTCTCCACATCCCAAATGTGGCGGGGTGACCTGACTCCCCAACTACCCTATTTTTTATTTTTACGTTATTCTAAATAAAATGTTACAAAAAAACCCCACTTTTTTTGGTGGGGTTTAATTTATTTTTTCAAATATAAATAATACAACAAACCTCACCATCTAAATATATTTGGATGTTGATTTGAATTGGGTTGTTGTATATTTACATTTAATATCATAAAAAATTTTTTACAAATATATAGTTTAAAAATATAAATACAAAAATTTATGGTTTTATTCCAAAATTTTTAAAAATTTCTCTTATATGATTAATTGCTGTTGTAGAATTAAAATTATCTTTAAATTCATTAGCAACACCTAAATTACCAAACCAATCTTCAAATGCTTGTTTAAATTCTTCTTGTGTATTTATTCTTGATTGTGCTTTTAAAAGTGCTGGTGTTTTTAAATTATTAATGAATTTTACATCACCTAATTTAAAATCATTGGTTTTGCTTGAATTAGAATTCAAAAAATCATTAATTTCAAACATTCTTTTTTTATTGATAGTCATTTTTTTATATTATATTGTATTTTATTATAAATAGTTTGATGTTTGATAAGTATTTATAAAAAAAAATAAATTAAAATGTTACGAAAAGATTTCATAAGAATTATTAATGAAACAATTAGTGATTTTGATTTTTTGGGAATTGGTGAAACAGAAAAAACGAATAATATTTTAAATAAAATAAAAAATATTGATTTTCAAAAACAATTAATTTCAGACATTCTTAACAGAAAAAATAATTTAAAATTTAATCTTGAGGATAGTAGTTTTACTGAAAATTCATATGATAATTTTTATGATTTTTCTTTTATATATTTTATTAATCTTGAATATAATTATGACAGCAACGAAAAGCCAATAAATCTCACGCTAGATTTTACTGGTGATAAAATTAATGTTAATCTATATGACGATTCTTCAAAAGGAAATTATTATACGCCACCAGATTATACAAAATATATTACAAACATTAATTGGTTAGATATTGACGTTAGATTATTTTATTATGGCGATGAAATTGAATTTAATGGATTTCATGAAGCACCAAATAAAATCAAAGAACTTTTTATTAAAGAATTTCTTGAAAATTTTATTTTAACCAATATTGGTTATCAGTATATTAAATTCTAATTATTCTACCACCTTTATCCACAATAATATTATCATTGTTTTTGGATTCAATTATTGCGTTATGTAAAATTTCATTAGATTTTAAACAATTATCATAAAGTCTTAATTTTTGAATTCCACCAATAAAAGAATTATTAAAATTATTTTCAATAATTAAATTTAATTTCTTTTCATCATGAACTAAAATATCTGAACCAGTATATGTAATATCTTTTATATAAAAATCGTTTATTTGTTTAAATATTTCCGAATTAATTAAAATACCACAATAAATAAAATTTTCTTTTGAATTATCTTCTGTTCTAAAAACAATTGTCTTTTTATTCCAATCATCTTCTAATTTTTCAACAATATCGTCATAAATGTTGATATCGGTTGTTTCACTAAATAAAAAATTTGATAAATAGTTATCTATCTCTAATAAATTATTATTTTTAAATAAAAAAGATATTTTATAATCTCTATTTGACAAAATTTTAATTGGATTATTAAATTTTAAAAAATAATATTCGCTATTTCCACTAATATAATTTATAGAAATTTCTGAATTGCTTAAATTTATTTCCAAATCATTACTAATGTTATCATATTCATCAATAATAGAAAAATTGTTTTTTAAAAATTCTTCATTCTGGTTAGTAAAAATATTATATGTTTGTGAATCATAATGCCATGAATGTTTTAATCCAAAACTACCACCACCCCAACTTATTGAATATGGAATACCAATTTGTTTTTCTTTATCATTTTTTAATTCTCTAAAATAAAATTCTGGAAATTCTTTTAATTTCCAAAATAAACGACCATTTACATAAAATGATAAAATTCCCATTCGTTGTTTTCCACATTTTAATTGTTGATTATTATCAAAAATATAATTTGGTTTATATGTAATTGAAATTAATGTAAAACCCGTATTTGTTAATGGTTTATTGGATAAATTTGTTTTTATTAAACCATTTGAATCAATATATTTATAATAGAGATTTTTGTTTTCATTTAAACCAAACGCAATAATATTATTTTTCAAATTTTCAATTTGTTCTATTTTACTATGCTTATAATCATATGCATCTTCTGGTAACCTTATTTGTGTTTTTTTTGATTTATATTCGAAATAAGATTCTAAATAATTATCATATGATGTTGTAATACCATTAATAGTTTCACCACTATAAAACTCACCATGATAATGTGGATTATATTTATCTTCAGAACGAACACCCATTGTATAAAAAATTCCATATGATTTTGGTGTTAAATAAAGTATTGTTTCTATAGTAATACCATTATTATATCTTGATGGAAATAATTCAAAATCATACCCAAATAATTTAAAAAAACCATGTAAATAACCACCGTTTAACATAAAATAATTACCTGTATTTCCAGTAGTAATTGGATTAATTTTATGTGAATCATATTTTGTTGTTGCTGTAATTCCACTATAATTATTATTATCAGGATTTAAACCTCATTAAATCCAATCCTTTTTAATTTTAAATAAACATCATTTGATTTTATGTTTAAAGAATTTAACATATTATTAGATAAACCAAAATCAAAACCAGTTAATCCAAAATCATTTATTTCTATATCAGTAGATTTTGCATCAAACCATTTGTTTAAACTTGTTATTGTCAAACCTGTGTTTAAATCCCAAGAATTTATATTTGAAATATCAAAATTAATCGATAGTTTGTCAGTTATTATATTTTTCAAACAATTTAAATTCATAACAATAATTTTTTTATATAAATACTAATAGTCTTTAAAGGTCAGTAGTATTTATAAAAAATTGTTGTTGTGATAAATGAAAATAATTTATTGAAATTTTTTGTTAAATGAGTATTTTTTTTAAAAACGATGATGAATTTTCAAATTTAATTGAAAATATTATAAGTGAAGATGATATTAATATGTCTGCTATAAAAACCCATGATAATCTTTCATCAGAAATTTGGAAAAATGAAAATCAATTATTTTCAAATATTAGAGAATTGTTATTATTAAATGCTAAAAGATTTATTGAGTTTTCTGGTATTGAAAATATTAAATTTAATGATATTACTTTAACTGGTAGTATGGCAAATTATAATTATACCGATAATTCTGATTTAGATGTACATATAATTTTAGATTTTAAGCAAATATCAGAAAACATTGATTTTGTTGGTGAATTTTTTAACCTAAAAAAAATATTATGGTCTAATACTTATTCTATTAAAATAAAAAATCGTGATGTTGAAATGTATTTTCAGGATAGTTCCCAAAAACATCATTCGTCTGGTGTATATTCATTATTAAAAAATAAATGGATTGTGAAACCAACAAAAAAAATTATTTTTGTTGATGTTGAAAACATTAGATTGAAAACAAATGACTTGATTAATAACATAAACGATTTGGTTGATAATATTAATTCAAAAAATTTTTTAAAGAATTACAATAATTTAAAAAATAAAATAAAAAATTATAGAGAAATTGGTCTTAATAATTTTGGTGAATTTTCAACAGAAAATTTGGTTTTTAAAATATTAAGAAATAATGGTTATTTGTCAAAATTATCACAAGCAAAAAAAGATTATTTAACCAATGAATTAAGTTTAAACGAGATTATGATTTAAATAACGATGAAAATTTTTAAAATAAAAAAAAGACAATTAATTGAATTTATTAGAGAAAAAAAATCTAATAAAATTTATAATAATATTTTAACAGATATTGAAAAAAACAAAAAATTTTTAAAAGAAAATATATCAATAACAAAAGCAAACCAATCCGTTATTGATAACTATTTTAGAAAAGGATTAATAAATTCTAAAATATTAAACAAATTAATAGAAAACAAAATAATCAAAAAAAACCGTAAAATTATTTATTGATTATTTTTTTATTCAATTATAAGTATTTATAAAAAATATAACAAGAGTTTAAAATAACACAACAATATGAAAAGAAAAATATCAGAACAAGCCTATTATGACAGATTAAAAGAATTGGCAGAAGTTAAAAAAACATCAACAAATGAAAATAAAGGTGGAAATCTTGGAACTTTAATTGATTATAAAAGAAGTTCGGATGGTGTTGCATTTGGTATAGTAAAAGAAAATCATAAATATTATATAAAAAAAGGTGGTTTAAAAGAAAATTTAGATGTTTCTGATTTTGTTTATATTAGTGGATTAGGTAATATAAAACAGTATCAATATAATTCATTGGCAGAAGCAGATAAAAATAGAAACATGCTTTTAAATACCATTAATGAAACTACTAGTTTAAAATTTAATGAAGATAAAATATCTGATGAAATTGAACAAGCAGAAAAAAAATTAGACGATGCAAATGTTGCTGCAAACGAACCAATCGAAGAACCAACCGATGATGAAAATATTGATGAACCATTAGATGATGAAAATATTGAAGAACCATCAGATGATGAACCGTTAGATGATGAAAATATTGAAGAACCATCAGATGATGAATCATTAGATGATGAAAATATTGAAGAACCAACTGGTGATGAAGACGATAAAAAAGATAGTATTAAGTCTGATATCGGAAAAATTGGTAATAAAATACAACAAACAAGTTTAACTGATAGTCAAGTAAAATCATATGTAAATATGTTTTTAGGTTATTTTAAAGAATATTTTCTAAAAATGGAACAAAGTTTACTTAATGATATGGCTAAAAAAATTAATGCACTTCAAAAAGAAAAAAATATTGATGATTTGCAGAAAGACGTTATATCTGAACCAACACAAGATATTGAAAATATCACAGAAAATAATTTAAATAATAGTGGATTTATTAATTATGCCGAATCAATGGGTTATGATAAAGATTCATTATTGGAATGTAATGTTGAAGAAATGAGTAATCTAATAAGTGGTTATGCCAATTCTTGTGAAGATGGTGAATATGATGATGACCATAAAACAGTTGCATTATTTCTTAAATTAATGCCAAAAGTAATAGATGTATTAAAAAATGAATATGGTTGTGATGAATATATCAATAAATTAGAACCAGAAATGAAATCATTAGAAGACACATCTGATGTTGAATTACAAGAAGCATTGGGTGGTGCAATTTGGGGTGGTCTTAAAACTATTGGTAAAGGTATTACTGACCCAATAAAAGATAAAGCAAAAAAAGTTGGAACTGCAATAAATAAAGGTATTGAAAATGTAAAACAAGGTGCTGCTGCTCAAAGTAGAAAGCAAGATATTAGAAGGGGAACTAAAAAAAGAAATGCTTATCTTGATAAAGTTCAAGAAAAAGCAAAAGAATTAATTGAATTAATACAACAAGCAAATGCTGGGGCAGCAAAAGCAGGACAAGAACCTATAAAAGTTGCTAGTTTATTAAGTACAATTAGAAATCAAATTTCAAGTAAAAATAGTTATGTTGATTTATCGCAATATAAAATGGAAAATTCTTCTGAAATGACAAATACTGAAGTATTACCAGATGTTGATAATAAAATATCAGAATCGGAAAAAAAATTAAGAAATTATATTAGAAAAAGATTAGAAGAAATTTCTGGGTTAAGAAAAGTTAGTATAAATGAATCTAAAAAATCATCAAAATTGAAAAAATTAGATAAACTAATTGAAAGTCAATATAATTTCTACAAAAAAAAAATAACTGTCGATAATAAAATATCGGAATCGGAAAAATTTTTAAGAAATTATATTAGGAAAAGATTGGAAGAAATTTCTGGTTTAAGAAAAGTTAATATTAACGAATCAAAAAAATCATCAAAATTAAAAAAATTAGATAAACTAATTGAAAGTCAATATAATTTATATTTAGATTTAAAAAAAAAGAATATAGAGGAAAATTATAATATTGATGAAATTTTTGGTAAATCAAAAAAAGAAATTTTTTATAAATTAGACCCAAACGATGAAAATGCTATTTTAGATTTCTTTAAAAAAGTTTTTTCAGAAGAATTTAATACACCATATAGTGGTGCATTTAAAAATGCTTTAAATTTGACACCAAGGGAAAAAAGATATAATATTTTAAAACAATATTTTGATAATAATCAAAAAGGAACTATTGCAAGAAATAATCAAACAGGTGAATTAGTTTATACTTTAAAATCACCACTTATTAAAGGAAATAGTTTAAGCGGTAAAGGATTTAATGCTGGTTATTAAAAAAATAGAAATTCTTGTTTATTTAAACCCGAAATTTTTCGGGTTTTTTTTTGTAACAATAATTTCAATTTTTCGTATATGAAAATAAAAATTATGTTTAAATTACATAGAACATATATCAATGGTTCGAAAAAAAATGAAATGAAGGAATTCAAAAGAATTTTTGGTGAAAACAATGAAGATATTGATTGGGTTGAATATTTAAAATTATTCAGAATATTTATGGAAGATAATACTCTTGTATGTGAATCAAGAGCAATATTTACAAAAATAATAACCCATTTTATTTTTTATTTTTTTCTACTATTTAATTATTTTTTTAATTTTTATTTAAATTTGTTTATTTTTGTAATATATTTAATTTCTTGGTATTTAAAAAGAAAAACAGAAATAAAATTATCAAGAATATTAATAGCAAATGATTTGGCATTATCAACCATAATATATCATGTAAATAAAATATATAATTTTTAATGAAAATGGAAATTTGTGATAAAAATTTTTTGGTGATATTATTATATGACATTAAAGAAAAAAATTGTAAATATAAGAACATACTATTTTAATAAAATTGTTAAAATAAAGGAAGAAGAAAAAAAATTACAAGATTCTGGTGGTTGGAAAAGAAATGTAAATCCTCAAAAGGGTTATATTAATTGGTGGGAAAATATTTGTAAGTTTTATTCTCGTAGTAGAATGAAACAAATTTGGAAAAATGAAATTAAAAATGAATTACTTGATTGCGAGTTATAATTTTATAATTGCATAAAAACAATAAACAGTTAAATAATAAATAATATATTATATGTTGAAAAATAATAGTATCGTTTATATACCATTTGAATTTAAAATTGCTGAAACTATGGTAAATAGTGAAACAGTATGGTATGCTAATAAATGGAAAAATTTATTTTTAAAAATAAAGCATTTTTTCTTTAAACCTAAATGTTATAATAATTCAAATATTTATAAAAAAAGAATTAATTTTTCCTATTATAAACCAATAAATTCATTAAACAATTAAAAAGATATGAAAAAAATATATAAAAAAATAAAAGAAACTTCAGAATTTTCAAAAGGATTAATAACATATTCATATAAAGATGATAAGGGAATAATATATCCACTTAATTATATTACTGTTGATTTTAGAAATAATAAAGAAAATATAAAAAAAATGAATGAAATAAAAAAACAACATGGTGATTTTTTTTTTATTTTTCAACAATAGTGATGAAGGAATAAATTTCTGGAAAAATAATCCTATTACAATAATAATACCAAATGAAAAACGATGAAAATAAATTAAAGTTAATATATGTTCTTAAAATAGGGTATAATACAAAGGGTGAGGGATTATATGAATTTATTTTTTCCAATAATCCAACAAATATTGATGTTGAAGGTTGGTGTTGGGATTTAAGTCCTGCTGTTGATAATGCAACACCACCAACAGAAGAATATATTGATGCTGTTTTTAATTTAAAAACAAAATCATTTGATTTGATTTGTTTACATGAAGCGGTAGATAGACCATATATGCATGGTTATCATACAATACATGCATTAGCATACGAAAATGAAAACCCACCAGATAATTTAGATGGATTTTCTGATTATGATAAAATGTTTTCAGATGAAGATGATATTCCATTATTAGTCTTTCATTATGGAATGTCTTTATATAAAATAAAAGAATTATTAAATTCGAGAAAAATAATTTTAAAAAACAATGAATTTGTTGAAGTATCTTCAATTGATATATAAAACAAACAATTGAAATACGTTTCAATCTTTTTTATTCATAAAAGTATTTATAATAAACTGATTTTATGAATAATAAAGAAGACAATATAAATTATCCAGAACATGAACCACAAATACCATTTAATTATCAACTTAAACAGAGTAAGTTAGATGCAAGAAGATTGGCATCTGAATTAAGAAAAAAATCAAGCAAATATATTCCTGTTATAACTACAAAAGAAGGAAAAGTAAAAACGGTAAACGATTTAACTTTTTCAGAACAAGAAGATGAAATTATTCGTTGTGCTTTAAATCCAATTTATTTTATAGAAAAATATTTAACAATATTTGACCAAACAAAAAATGATGGTAATGGTGAAATAATACCATTTAAATTATTTGACTTTCAAAAAGATTTAATTGAAATATATTTACAAAATAAATTTGTTATTGCAAATAAATATCGTCAGGCTGGTGTATCAACAACAACTTGTGCATACATTGCATGGTATATTATGTTTAATGAAAATAGACAAGTTGCTATTGTTGCTGATAAATTAGAAACAGCAAAGGATGAATTAATGTCAGATGTTGTTAATTTTATTGAGGATTGTCCTGATTGGTTGAAACCTAAAACTGGAAGACAAACAGAAAAAAATCTAAAAGACACACAAAAATTAAAAATATATGATAATGGTTCTCGATTAGGTGCTTTTAGTTCAAAAGGACTTCGTGGAATGACACCAACTTTAATTTTTTGGGATGAAACGGCATGGACAGAAAAGGGTGATATTTTTTGGACATCGGCTAGACCAACACTTCAAACAGGTGGTGCTGCTATTATGGTTAGTACACCATTTGGATTGGATGCTGTATTTTATAAAACTTTTATGGGTGCTAGAAGAAACGAAAATAATTTTAAAGCAGTTGAATTGTGGTGGTTTAATGACCCAAGATATAATAAAGATTTAATGTGGATAAAAAATAAAGGAAAAGAAAATGAAAAACAATTAATTGATGAAAATTGGGATAATAAGAAAAGAATTATGATGATGGATGATGGTTGGGAAGCAACTTCTCCTTGGTTTGAAGAACAAATTCGTGATGCTAATGGTGATATGAAAAAAATAGCACAAGAATTAATGTGTTCATTTCTTGGGTCAGGTGATAATTTCATTGCAGAAGAATATTTAAAAAGAATTGAAGAAAATGAAATTAAACCACCAATTAGACAGGAATATACTGATTTAAATATGTGGATTTGGGAAGACCCAATAATTGGTGAAGATTATCTTATTGGTATTGATACATCATCTGGTCATGGTGATGATTATTCAACAATAAACATATTAAAAAAACAAGAAATTATTGAAGAAAAGATTATTACAAAAAACAATAAACCACAAAAAATAAAAATTAAAAAAAATAAACTTGTTCAAGTTGCTGAATATTATGGAAAAGTAAAACCACAAACATTAGCAGAAATTGCTTATCAGTATGCAAAAAGATATAATGATGGATATTGTGTTATTGATATTACTGGTGGTCTTGGTGTACAAGTTGTTGAAAAATTACTTGAATTTGGATATGAAAATATTCATTATTCAGAAATAACACATAAACCATCACGTGATAGATTACAAGGATATATTAAATCAGCACAAAAAACATTATTTGATGGTAGAATTGTAAATATAGATTTAATACCAGGTTTTTTTATTGGAAATAATAGAGGTTCTGTTTTACTTGAATTACAAAGAGCAATTCATCTTGGCGATATAAAAATACAATCAATTAGATTATTAAGTGAATTAAAAACATTTATCACCGTTGCGGGTAATCGAGTTGCTGACCATAAAAGGACTTTTCATGATGATAGTATAATGGGATTAGCCATTGGATTATATGTATTAAATTTTGAAATGATTTTATTTAAACAAAATAATTATAATCCAGAAAAAATGATTAATGCAATACTAACCAGTAATGATGTAAATGAAGAATTAATGAAAAATAAATATAAAAATAGAATATCTCCCAATAATCCGTCTTCACTAAATCCTTATTTGGTACATTCTTGGTTATTTACCGATTTAAAAAAATAATACTATTTATTAATGTTATTTAATGTTTTTTCATTATTTAAAAGTATTTATAAAAAATTATAATTAATTATAAAATATTTATGGATTCAAAAAAAGAAAGGGGTACTATATATCAACAATTAAACAAGTTGTTTAATTTTGATGGTTTTGGTTTTGATAATACTGAAATATCTAACTCTGATAAAAATCCCAAAATAATAATTAAAGGGGCTTCACCTACAGATGTTCATAGAAAAGGACTTGAAATTGCACAAAAAAAAGAACTACAAAATAAATTTTTTAGAACAACTGAAAGGGGATTTCAAAAAGCATTACAATATGAAGCAGCAAGACTTCCAGCATATTTAGATTATGAAGGTATGGAATATTATCCAATAATTTCAAGTGCATTGGATTTATTCATGGAAGAAGCAACAACAATTGGTATAAACGGAAAAATGTTAAACATATATTCAAATAAAGAAAGAATAAAGTTAATATTAGATGAATTTTTTTATGATATTGTAAATGTTAATGTAAACTTGCCATTTTGGGTTAGAAATTTAGTTAAATATGGTGATAATTTTGTTTTACTATATGGTGAACGTAAACATGGTATTTCACATATAAAACAATTAGTTAATTATGACATTGAACGATTTGATAGAATACAAAACAATAAACCAATTGTTAAATTTAAAGAAAGAACAACTGGTGATGAATTTAATATTTTTGAAATTGCACACTTTAGATTATTAGGTGACGATAAGTATTTGCCTTATGGTTCTTCTGTTCTTAATAAAGTACGTAGGGTTTTCAGACAATTAGTTATGGCTGAAGATGCAATGTTAACTTATCGTATAATTAGAGCAGGTGAAAAAAAGGTGTTTAAAATTGATGTTGGTAATATGGATGATAATGATGTTGAGGATTATATGTATAAAGTTGCCACTAAATTTAAAAAAATGACACGTGTAAATCCAAATGATGGACAAATTGATTATAGTTTTAATATACTTGGAAATGATGAAGACTATTTTTTACCTGTAAGAAATTCTAATGTTCAAACAGGTATTGAAACCCTACCAGGAGCATCTAATCTTGACCAAATTCAAGATATTGAATATTTAAGAGATAATTTATTTGTGGGATTGGGGATTCCAAAACCATTTTTATCATTTCAAGATGCTGCGGGTGCTGGTAAAAATATGGCACAATATGATATTAGATTTGCAAAAAAAATAAATAGAATTCAACAGGCAATAATTCAAGAATTAAATAAAATGGCAATTATCCATTTATATTTAATGGGTTATAGTGGTGATGATTTAAATTCTTTCACTCTAACATTAACAAATCCAAGTACACAACAAGAATTATTAAAATCAGAATTATTACGTGATAAAGCACAAACATATAGCGAATTAACAAGAGGTGAAAATGGTATTGCTGCAATGTCGCATACAAACGCAAAAAGAAAAATATGGAATATGAGTGATAGTGAAATTGTTGAAGACCTTAAACAACAAAAATTAGAAAGAGTTATTATGCAAGAATTACAAGACGCATCTGTTTTAATTAAAAAAACTGGTCTTTTTGCAGATATTGATAAAAAATTTGGTGAACCTATGGATAATTTACCACCAACATCTAGTAACACTGAAAATATGTCAATGGGTGGAAATGATATGAGTGGAATGGACATGGGTGGTGGTAATATGGGTGGAATGGACATGGGTGGTGGTAATATGGGTGGAATGGACATGGGTGGTGGTAATATGGGTGGAATGGACATGGGTGGTGGTAATATGCCAATGGGTGGAAATGATATGGGTGGAATGAATATGATGGAAAACAAATATGATAAAAACCTATTTGAAAAATATGTAAATAATTTAGTTTATGGTGATGAAAAAAACGAAAAAAATAATAATATAAAGAAAAAAATTATCGCCGAAAACACAAAATTAAACAATAATTTAAATTTAAAAGCAAAAAATATGATTGAAGAAATTAATGTTTTTTTAGATAAACAAGAAGAAATTATTGATAATAATGATGATGATATTTTAAATGTAAATATTGATAATATTGAATTATTAGAATAAAAAAATAAGATTTCGTTGATTAAAAACATGAATATAATCAAATTATTTAATTAAATAACTATTTATATTAAACATTTTAATAATGAAAAATTTTAACATTGGTATTTCAAATTCAATTATTGTTAATAAAATAAATCAAATTAACGAAAACGAAAACATTGAATTAAAAAGAATAATTTCGGAATACATTGAAATAATAAAAAATTCACCAATTCTTACATTAGAATTTAAAATATATAATAATATTGAAAATAAATATATTGATAATGATGTATTGGCAAATCGTTATATTGATAATAATATTAAGTTATTTGAAATATATACAATAGATGAAATTTTAAATGAAAGGAAAAAAATAGTTAAATTTTTAAACAATAATAATATATTAACCGAAGGAAAAATTAAGAAGATAAAATTATATGAATCAATTAATAATTTAATTATAAATTCAATTTGTGATTATTCTGAAATTGATGTGGATTTAATTCATGAATCATTGATTACAGTTTTAAATCATTTAAAAAGACCTAAAATAGTAAATGAAACAATTAAATTAAAATTAAATAATGACATTGTTGAAATCGCAGTTAAATTATTTAATAAAAAATATAATTTGTTAGAAAATGATGATAAAAAACTAATAAAAAAATTAATTAATTATTCATATGAAGATAAAATAAATCTTTTTAATGATATAAAAACAAACGCATTAAATGAATTAAAAAATCATAGAAGTGAAATTTTAAACGAACGTATTGATAAAGCAATTAAGAAAATTAATGATATGAACAATACAACAAATAATATTAATGATAATATTATTACTCTTTATGAACTTAAAAAGAATTTAGTTATCACCATATAATAAAAAAGATTCATCTTCTTGTGCTTTAATTAAATCAAAATTATCAATATCACAATTAATATTGTGTGGTGGTTTATTATAATCAAAACAACCAATAAATTTTGTTTTTTCTATTGTATAATTAACTTGTTTTGGATTTCCTAAATAATTAAATATTTTATAAACATAATCAATTCCTTCTTTTGGATATTCTACACCTTTTAGTTTTATTGTATTATTTATTGTATTCGTATAACTTATATTATTTTTAGGTATTAAATTATGACCTCTGTTATATCCATATAAACAAATACTTGCAATATTATTAGATAATGTTGATATATACTTCATATATACAAATTGTGCTTTTATCATTATTTTAGGATTGTCCATTGCATTTTGATGAATAATTGGTCTATTAATTTTTATTAAATCAGTTTTTTTAAACGTATCAATTGATTTAATATCACCAGTACAACCACTAGTAATTAAATCAATTTCGTTTTTATTAAATTTATATTCATTATTATTATTTGAATATCTATTCATTACAATAACATCATAAATAGTAGATAATAAAAATTGACTTATTCCTGTTGCTGTACTATTGTAACCATTTCTATTTAATTTTGGATAATTCCATAATGCAAATTTAGATTCTTGGAATGCTTGTGCTGCTAAAATATTAGCATCTAATTTAAAAACATTACTAAAATAATTATACCAAATAATTAAACAATTACATAATTCTTTGTTTGTTTTTATTAAATTTCCATTATCATCCTTTGGTTTTGCTTCCCATGTTTTATTTACTTCAGTAAATGGTAATATACCATTAGTTCCTTTAAGTAATGAATTATCTCCACTACAGGCATTATCAATGAAAGTTTTTCCACCAATTGTTATTTCTAATTCATTATTGTTCATATTAAGACATTTTTAATGTATATAAAGCATTTATTTTCAATTGATTGTTTTCATAATTTAATATATTTTTAACGAATTCACCACTTGATTGTAATGTTAAATCAAGACCCAAATCAGCATATACTAAAGGTGTCATTACTCTAGGTACTGGATATTTTAAAATTTTAGTACCCGAAAATTCAGTAATCATTTTATTTGGTGTTATTTTATGTTCAACATTTAATATTACATATGCACCATTAAACAATGGTATGTTTTCTAATTGAAAATATTGTGTTGGTTGTATTGTTGCATTACCTAACATTGTAACAGTCGCACCATATGCCCTATTTTCATATAAATTATATAAATTTTGACCTTTAGGTACTGGCGCTGAATTTTTATCATCACCAACTAATCTTGAAAGTATTTGAATACTTTCATTAGTTTCAGGATATTCTTTACTATCAATTTTCATGTTAATAAACATGGATTGGTTTTGTTCTCCAAATCTAACACGAAAAGCACGTACTTGATTCCAAGGAAACGATTTATTTGAATCCATCATATTTCTATTAATATCATCTAAATCATTAACATTCTTTTTTCTATTAAAATCAATTAAATCTTTACTTTCTAAATCAACAATACCATCAGTCTTAAAAAAATCAGTGTTTATTGATGGATAACTAGATGACCCACCAATGTACATACAAACAAAATGGGTAGATGGTGAATCGGGTATAATACCAGTTTTCATTTTAAAACAATCTTTCCAACTATCTTCAGTATTAAAAGTTAAAAAATTTTGTAACGGAAAAAATTCAAAGCCATTTGCGGACAATAATTGTGATAATGCAGTAAATACCGTAATATCTGGATTATCAAATATATCAATAAGTGCTTCAACATTAATAATAGTATCACCAATTGGATTCATTGCTCTATCAACAAAAGCAAAAGAATCAATCAAATTTTTACCTTTTGGGTTGAAAGGATAACCATTTTGTTCTTTATTACCACCACTCAACCATTTATCGTTTATGTTTTTAAATGAATAATATGTTTGTGTTATTATATCTATATCACCCCTAATTTCGTCATATTTTTTTTCTTCCTTTTCTAATTCTTTTTTTCTTTCATCAATTTCTCTTTTTAATTTACTAAAAAAATTTTCAAAAAATAAAATATTTATCCTTTTTTTGTTGTTATCGTTATTAATTACATCTAATGATTCATAATATGTTTTAAAATCATTTGAATTTTTTGGTTGAAATGTTGATTGATAATAATTTACAATATATTTTCTCTCCATTAATATTTTAATGATATTATCAAAAAATTCTCCCTTATTATCATAACCAACAATATCTTTACCATCAAAAGATGGATTTAACAAATAACTATACACATCGCCATGTTTTCTATCTGTTTTATTGTAAATTTCTTTTCTTTTTTCTATTATTTTTAAATAACTATTTTTTATTGTATTAAAACTAAAATTTTCAAAATCGTTATATTCTATTTCAAATACTTCTTTATCCTTTTCTGACAAATATTTATCAATATCATGTAAATCGGCAAGAATATAATAATATTTATTATAAAAATTTTTTATGGTTGTGTTTCCTGTTAAATAATTAATTACAATATTTTTTATATTAATTTCTTTATTTATTTTTACCAATAAACCAATATATAATGGTACAAAAGAAGGTACTTCAATAATTCCAACATTATTGAAAAGTATATTATTTAATTGGTTTGGATAACCATTAAAAGGACTTAATGTGTTACCAAAATTAGATAAAATTAATAGCGATATAATAATATCATTATCATACTTATTAAATTCGTTTTCTATAACCGATTCATTGTAATATAAATCTCTTGCTAATGTTTCTATAATATTTTCAAAATTATAAAAATAATTTTTAATATTTTTATTATTTCTTTTGAAATTACCATGATTTATTAAATCATCAATTTCTATGTTTTTATATTCACCATTGTTGATATATAATGTATTTTTAAACTGACATAAAAATCTAGTGTTCATACAAATATTTCTAACAATTTTAGTTTCATTATCATTATCAGGCTTATCTTCAAAATAAATTAAATTTTCTTTAGTGAATTTAAAATATGGTAGTATTGATTTTCTTTTACTTAACTTACTTTTTTTAAATTTATTTACAATTAAATCTAAATCTAATTCAGTAATCTCTGGTGGATTATTTATTATTTTTAATCCAACATATGAATCATCATTTTTATTAATTGGAATTTCATATGTTTTTGTAATTGGTATTTTATTTATTGTATTGTTAGGAAAATTAAAAATGTTATTCTTTTCATCAAATTTTAAATCATGATATTTATCACGAAAATTATTATAGGTTTTTATGTTTTCAATATTTGTTTTCAACACATCAATATTTTCTTTATTTAATGCTAATGATATGTTAATTGCTTCTGCTTCAGAAAAATAATCAACATAAACACTTATAACTTTTTCATCAGCACCATAAAAATCATTATTTAATATTGCTTGTGATAATATATAAAATCTTAATAATAATGTTTTAAATATATCATTACAAATACTATCAGTAGGATTGTATGGATTTTCGTTTATATTTTCAACGTTATTAAAATGAGAATCTATTGGAGATAATGGAATCCATAAATTAATATCATTATTGCCCTTTTGTATTTTAATTTGGGTATTTTTATTAATAATTTTTTGATTTAAAAAAGAATTGATAAAATCATAAACCAAATCTAATTCAGGAAATTCAATATTGTTGTTTTTTAATTCAATTGGTGCAATTCTTTCTTCTCTATCACCATTATTTTTTATAATCAATGGAAAAGAATATATAGGATAATCAGTATCAAAATTTAAACTGACACTATCCCTTCTATGTGCATTTTCTGCTTTTATTGAAGTATCTCTTAGTTTATCAAAAAATTTATCTACATCATCTAATATTATTTTAAATACGTTGTAAATGGTTGGAAGCATACCCAATTCATTTTTTACTGCTTGATTTACAGAACTAATTAAATTTAAATTTAATAAATTTTTATTGTTAATATGATTTCCTCTTTTTTCAACAACCTTTTTATAAAAATCAGTAATATCTAATTCAACATATTCAGTTTTTATATTAACTATTGGTGATATACAACGATTACCAAAAAACGTTGTTGAATTTGGTATATCATTATTATTTGAACTTGGAAATAAACTAATTAGCGTTTTTTTATATTTATTTAATGCAATAATTTTATTTTCTTTACTATCTAAAAAATTTAAATTGTTGTATGGTTTATTATCATTTTCTTCTGTATACATAATTTTATTAACATATACAATTGATAATCTATTTTCATTTGTTGTTTTATTTTTTATTATGTCATCATATTCAAACAAACCATTAATCAATCTAATTAATATACTATTATCATATGTTTCTGATAATGGTGTTGTTGTGGTTTCTTTTATTACAAGAAAAACATCACCATTTGTTTTTAAAGATATATTGTTTTTTATATTATTTATCGTATCAATTATTAAATTAATATTATCTAATTCTTTATTAACATCAACAAGTTGATTATATTCCTTAGTATTTTTTATATTATCGTTAACAATTGAATATAAATTTTTTATTTTTGTAAGTAATGAGTTTGTGTTTACTGGTATAATACTAGCATCTGGATTTGATTCATTTACTTCATTAATAAGTGGCATATTAACAATATATCTAAATAAAATATCATTTAATGGTGCAAATGTCATGGCAACAAAACTTGCATCTATTACAAAATTACCTGTTTCTGATTGAAATTCTGATGTATATTTTGTTAAATGTAAATCATAAATAATTGGTTTACCATAATATCCTTTAATTGTTAATCTAAATGTTGGCGGTGGAAAATCAAAAATTATTCTATATGGTGAATTTTCTTGATTAAAAAATGATAATCCTCTAATATCAACAAATTGTATATTAACTTGTGGTATATATGATGAATTTATTTTTACATTAATATTACTAATACCAAAACTATCAAATGTTGTTTTTTTTCCTGTACTACCGTCATAATAATTAGTAGTAAATTTTAATTTATTTAGATTATTATTATCGTCTTGATTATTACCCAATAAATTAATTTTTATTAAATCTTCTGTTGTTGAAGAACTACCATTAATTTCTATTACTGTTCTACCTTTACGTTTCGCAATTAATTCCACAAAAATATACATATTTTGATATTGTGGAATACTATTAACAATTCTATTGTTAATGTTAAAAGTATTGGGGTCAATTAAAATGACATTACTAGTACCATCACTCATTTTCAATAAATTTTAATATAAATACACTGTTTTTATTTTACTTTAATTGGGTTTTAACTATTTATTATTAAAAATAGAAAGTTGAATCAAAACGGTATATATTGGTATAATGATATGTTTTTTTATCTATTTGGTGGTTTGATGATTTTTATAATCACTATGTTAGTTTTCTTATATTTAAAATTACAAGAAAAAATAAAAGAAAATAAACAATTACAACAACAACATATTGCAAAAATAGATATAATTAGAAAAGAACAATCAATTACGTTAGAAAACATAAGAATTGAAATGTTAAAACGTGAAGATGAAAGAAATCGACAATGGTTTGAATCAGAAAAAGAAACACTTCATGTTTTAAATGGTATTTCAATAGTGTTAGATTTATACGATAAAATGGATAAGGTTGGTAATGAGGAAATTTTAAAAAAATTAGACCAAATAATTGAAAAAATAAATGGATAATTATAAAATAAAAAATGATTTGAAAAAAATAGAAAGATTTAAAGAAGTAAATGAATCAATAAATCTTATTATAAAAAAAATGAAATATTGTTTATTTCTTAATGAAAATAAAAATATTATTCAAAGAATGGATAATATAATCATTAAATCAAATCATTAATTTTAACTATTTATATAAAATATATAATATGAGCAGAATATTACGAAAAGGTGATATTGGTTTTGGTATATTAATTGAAAATGATGCAGGATTTATAACACACGAATTAAACAATAATATACTAAATGAAGATTTTAAAATAAACCCAAATGAACCAATTTTAATTGATTGTATTTTACAAAAATGGGGAGTTAAAAATAAAAACGATAGGATTTATCCAAAAGAAGTATTAGTACCACAAGTAGAAATTTATCAGGAATTAATAAAAAACAATAGTTCTGTTTCAGAAGCAGACCATCCTGAGAGTAGCATAATTTCTTTACAAAATATATCCCATTTATTAACAAAAATGTGGTGGGGTTCTGGTGAAAACGAAAATATATTATATGGAACAATAAAATTAATAGTAAGTCCTGGTTTTTTAAAATATGGTATTGTTTCTGTTATTGGTGATAAAATTCTTTTATATTTACAAAATAAAATAAGATTGGGTATATCTAGTAGAGGTGTTGGTAGTTTAAAAGAAATAAATGGTGAAAATATTGTACAAAATGATTTTGAATTAATTGGATTTGATTTGGTGGCAACACCAAGTACCCCTGGTGCATATTTATTTCCAAAAAGACATGATGATAAAAATTTTAATGAATTTTATGTGATTGAAAAAAAACCACAACTATTCGAAAATAAAATAATAAAAACATTAGATGATTTTTTACTTTAAATAAAGTAAAAATCGTCTTTTTATCAATTAGTTTGTATTTATATTAAAATTATACTATTAGGTTGATATTTTATTGTTATGAGTGATATAAAAAAAACATCAATTCTTAAAGAAGCATTATCTGATTATGATGAAATCATGAATGCTGCTAAAATTGTTGCGAATAAAAAATTAGAAGAAGAATATTCAAAACGATTTAATGAAATTATAAATGAAGAATTAAATAAAAATAAAACAAAAGAATCCTATAAAAAAATGGATGATAATAAAGAATCTGATGAAGATGATGAAATTAATCAAAAAGAAGAATCTGTTATGAAAAAGAATGAAAAAGAAACTAAAAAAGTTAAAAAAACCACAGATGAATTAGAAAAACAAAAAGTGGTTGATGAAGATGTAAAAATTACTGATACTGTTGGTGATAGTAACCCATATGAGAAAAAAGTTAACGAAAATAACGTTTCTGAAGAAAAAAATAAAGAAATTATGGGCGATGTTGAATCTAATACACCAAATATTGCAACTAAAAAAAGCAAAGATGGTGATACATTCAAAGAAAAAACACCAAAAAAAGAAAACATCAAGGAAGAATTTGACATAACAGAATTGGATGTTAATCGAGTGGGTAATGCATTAGAATGTGCAAATGAAAGTGATGAATTTCAAATTGATGATGACGAAACATTTAGTTTAAATGATATTGAAAAAGAAATTAATGCATTAAATTCTGAAGATGAATTAGATGACTTAAATTCTGATGAAGAATTAGATGACTTAAATTCTGATGAAGAATTAGAAAATTCAGATTCTAATGAAATCAAACCAACATCTAATAATTTGAATGATAAACTATATGAATTGCGTAATCAATTAGATGAAATTATTCAAAATTTTGATTCTAATATTCAAGAAGACGATGAACTTCAAGATATTGAAATTGATGATGAATTAGATAATCAACTTCAAGATATTGAAATTGATGATGAATTAGATAATCAACTTCAAGAAATTGAAATTACTGATGATGATATCGATGCAGCACTTGCTGATAATGAAATCGATGAAACATTAGGAATGTCATATCCCAATAAAAGGGCTACAACTGGAAATATTCCTGATAAAGAATATCAAACACAAGGAAATGTTCAACGTATGCGTTTTTCTATGAGGGAATCTGAAAGAAGGATTAATGGTTTAATTAATGAGAATAAAAAACTCACAAAAAAATTAAATGAAAATAAAAAATACAAACAAACCGTATCCAAATTATTAGAACAATATAAAACCGCACTTGAAAAATATCGAAATCAATTGAAAGAAATGGCAACATTTAATACCAATTTAGCACACGTCAACAACTTATTGGTAAACGAAAATCTTGCCCTTACACAAAATGATAAAATTAATATTATCAACAACTTTAAAAAAATTGATAATATTGCTGAGTCACAGAAAAAGTATAACGAATTACTTGTAGAAATGCAAAAAAAACCAAATACTTTAACTGAAAGCATTGAAACGAAAGTGTCTGCTTCAATACAATCGTCTTCAAAGCAAAAACTTGACGAAGTTGTTGAAAAAACTGCATATGAAAATAATCAACATATCGAAAAAATTAAAAAGTTGATTAATTACGGAAGCAAAAAATAACAAAAAATAAATAAAAATTTAAAACAATGGGATTTTTAATGGAAAGTGGCGAAGTTGGTAACATTGGTATTAAACAACTTCGTGAACAAAGAGAAATTACGACAAACCGTTGGGAAAAAATTGGATTACTTGAAGGATTAGATGGCAATATTAAAGAAAATTGCGCTCAATTATTCGAAAACCAATTATCTCATATGCTTAAAGAATCTTCTGATTCTACATCAAGCGGTCAATTTGAAACAGTTGCATTCCCTGTTATTCGTAGGGTGTTTGCAAAATTATTAGCAAACGATATTGTTTCAGTACAAGCACTTAACTTACCTTTAGGTAGATTATATTTTATCAATCCAAAGGCTAGTACACGTGTACAAGATAGTACACATACAACAACACTTGGTAATATTCATACATCACCTGATGGTGCATATGGAAATGCTGCTGAAAAAACATCAACAAGTTCAACTAATTTTGAAACTCGTTCATTATACGATGCATTCTATGCAACTGAATATAATGATGAAGGTACTTCATTATTCGATTTATCAAAAGGTAGTATTGATAGTAAATCAATTACTGGTTTAACTGCTAAAGGTTATACAGCAGGAGATAAATTCGTTACTCTTGAAATCACAGGATTTACTACTGATAATGCAGGTAAATTGGTAGGTCCTGCTGGCGCACCAATGGATACCGAATCATTCCTTGCTGGATTAAAAGTAACAGCAAATAATACTTTTACAGCACCAAGTGGTTATACAAGTGAAAATATTGCAAGTGGAAATCCAATACCATTTAACGTAAAAGTTCAAAAATATGGACAGGGTATTGTGGATAAAAATGGTAAAATTGTTGTTTTACTTGATGTTCAATATCCTGGTAAAGATGGTTATCATGCATTAACCATTCCAACTGGAACTACTTATACTGCAACATATAGAACATATAGCGACCTTGAACAAGATTCAAGAATGGCAGAAGTAACATTCGTTCTTGATTATGTTACTGTAAGTGTTGAAACTCGTAAAATGAGAGCAATGTGGACACCTGAATTAGCACAAGACGTTTCTGCATTCCATAATATTGATGCTGAAGCAGAATTAACTGCATTGTTATCAGAACAAATGGCTGCTGAAATTGACCGTGAAATATTACGTGACTTAAGACGTGGTGCTGCATGGACTGCTCGTTGGGATTATAACGGATTAAGAAAAGGAACTAATACTTATTATGGTGTACAAAAAGACTGGAATCAAACGTTAATTACTAAAATTAACCAAATTTCAGCACAAATTAATAAGTCAACATTACGTGGTGGTGCATCATGGATAGTTGTATCTCCTGAAGTTTCTGCTGTTTTTGATGACTTAGAATATTTCCACGTTTCAAATGCTTCACCTGAACAAGATAAGTATAATATGGGTATTGAAAAAATTGGTACAATAGGTGGACGTTATGTTGTTTACCGTGACCCATATTCAGCACCTAATACTGTTCTTATTGGACATAAAGGAACTAGCATATTGGAAACCGGCTATATTTATGCACCATATATACCTATGCAATTAACACCTGTAATGTATAATCCATTTGATTTTACACCAATTCGTGGTATTTTAACACGTTATGCTAAGAAAATGGTTCTAAACCGTTACTATGGTAAAATCTTATGTGATGGATTAACAACATTTGGTGTTGGTGATTTATCCTAGTAGGTACTTAACTTTATTAAAGGGGGATGTTAAACACATCCCTTTTTTTATTTCCAAAATAATACTATTTTTGTAAAAATGTTTTTCTATGGAAGCACACCAACATAAAATTAGAATAAAAAAATCAAAAGAAGAAATATTAGATTTTAATTATAAAAACATTTCTTTAGATAATACAGAAATTAAATTAATTGATAAAAACACTGCAAGTAAAATTATAATAGAATATGAATGGTTAAAAACAATGCCATATATTGTTAAATATTGTTTTGGTATATATTTTAATACAGAAAATGGTCAAAAACTAGGTGGTGTTTTAGTTTTTAGTAATGATTATACAGAAAATACTGGTGTTTGGGATAAATATGGATTTACAAATAAAATTTTATTATTAAGCAGGGGTGTTTGTTTATGGTGGACACCAAAAAATACAGCATCTTTTTTTATTTCTAGGGTTTGTAAATGGTTAAAAAATAATACAAAATATAGAATAATAACAGCAACTGTTGACCCAGCAGCAGGTGAAATCGGAACAATTTATCAATCATTAAATTGGTTATATGTTGGTGTTATAAAACATAAAAATTATTCATCCTTATTAAATTTGTTAAGAACTTGTTTAATTCTATGTAGGTCGTAACTACTTATTTCACTATATTCACTAGTTTCTGGTTTTGTAGAT